CCTCGACATTCACGCAATGGGAGGAGAACGAAGCTGACCGTCAACGGTGGCTTGCAAAATTCGATATAGGCAAAAGAACCAGGATGGAAGCTGCTTACCATACGATTCCCGAGCAATCCGGAGCATCTCTTGCCGTCAAAGATTTGATGGTTAAACAGGAAGTGCTCATTAAACGGAATGATCCCGACTGGGCTCCCCGTATTGTCTATGTTGGCACCGATGCGTTTAACGCTGTAACCGGTCCAGCCAACATGGTCCTAATGGAGAGAATGGTCGATTTCACTCGGCATAATCTAATTAACGGTATTAAGTTCAAGTACGCTTATAAGACGAGCGACATTGAACTCGCAGATTTCATTTCCACCGACGAGTTCCCTAACTTAGTCGAAGGCGACTTTAGTCGCAACGACCGCGAACAACGCAGCCGTGTGGTTCTTTTATTTAATGCATGGTGTGAAAAATTAGGCATGCCTGCTTGGTTCAGCGACCTCAACTTGACGCTCAACAATTTCAAAGTCATATCTCGCCAATACAAATTCACCGCATGGATACAAAATCAACTGCCCACCGGCACAACGAGTACCACCACCCGAAACTCGTTTTACAATACCATCATGTTTGCGGTGATTTGTGGCCGGCAGAAAATTGTCGGTCGTGCTCTGGTCCTTGGTGACGACATCTTAGCCGCTCTTAAACGGCGTTTGAATCTTCAAACTTGGGTCAAAGAAGTCGCCGATTTTAAAATGGTCCTTAAAGCTAAAGCTCCTGTTTTGAACGGAGATGCTACTTTCCTCTCTCGCCGTTTTATCATCGACGATGTCCAAACACCCTTCATGTTGCCTTTATTAGGCAAAATGCTCATACGTTACAATGCTCGCGGTACTAATAATATGGAATGCTCCCCTTCCCAATACTGCGCCGGTAAAGCTTTGTCTTATGCTTATGAGTGTCGTCACGTCCCTTGTCTTCGCGATATTTTCATGGCCCGTTACGAAATGGAAGACGAAAAAGATAAGGTCACCCTTGATGATCTTACGTGGTTCGCTCGATCTTCGAATGTTTCGTTTGACAACATCCGCCGTTTCATCTTAGACGAGGAAGTTGTCATCGATGATTTTGAATTTTCTTGTTGGACCATGCAACAATACGGCCTTGATTATCTCGAAGTTCTCGACATGTTTAAAGCAATCGTGCTCCAACCGGACATGGTTCTTGTTGACCTTCCAAATATCGAGAAAATGAAGTGTGATTATTAAATTTTAATAGGATGAGGTCCCTTCGTGGTTGATCTCGGGCTCTGCCAGTGACTCCTTA